TAAAGAACTAAAATCAATTTATTTGAATATTCAAACTTGGGTAACACCAATAAATGAAGATGATAATTGGAATCGGATAGTGTCCATTATGTCAAGAGAGGTAAAACATTCAGTTTTACATTCAATAAACACAGAATTATTTAAACAACATTTTATTGTAGATTTAGACTTGAGAACGAGTGGCATTAGATACAATAAAAAATCATTTATGAATCTTGAAATTAACCTTTTCACCAAACAAGACGGGGATTTCAAATGTAATGAAATCAAAGATTCGGTCAAAAAAATCCTTAAAAGAGTCTATAAGGATAACATTTTAAACAACAATCATTTTAACTTTTCTGCCACCAAAAATTCAGATTCCTTCCAAACAATCTATTAATGTATATTTATTTGAAAAAGAATAGATGAAAAATTATTCAGTACTTGGAGCAGGCCAAACAGGAAAAGGAATTCTTATTGAGATGGACGCGGGATACATATCCCCAACTGACCGTCTTAATGAAGCTATAATGAGAGAACAAAAAGAACTTGATTATAGAAACCCTTTTGAGTTTTATGCCGTTTTACAAAAATATGGTGTACCAAATAGAAATGGTAGAGTTTATCCTGAAAGGATTTTAAAAAGAGAGGCTGAAAGATATAAGACAGCGATTAAGAAAGGTTTATCAACATCTGAATTAAATCACCCTGAATCATCACTTATCGATTTAGATAGAGTTGCACACATCATTACTGATATATGGTGGGATAATAATATTTTAATGGGTAAATTGAAATTGTTAACATCACCAGGTTTTCACGAAAGAGGTATTGTATCTACAAAAGGGGATATTGCAGCTAACTTAATGAGACAAGGTGTTACTATGGGTGTTTCTTCACGTGGTGTTGGGTCTCTTAAAAAAGTTGGTGAACAAAATGAAGTTCAAGATGATTTTGAATTAATTTGTTTTGACTTGGTATCTTCACCATCTACACCAGGGGCTTACTTATTTAGTAATCCTGAAGATAGAAACAACTACGAAGAAAACTTGGATGAAGAAAGAAAAATGAAAGAATCAGATTCTTTGGGTAAGTCTGTTGACTTAATGAAAAAATTAAACGATTATTTAACAAGATAAAAAACTTACAATTATGGATGAAAAATATTTTGTTGCAAAAATCGTTTATGAACTCCCCGATGAAAACTCAGGAAGAATTAAAAAAATTAGAGAAGAGAAATTAGTGAGGGGATTTTCAGTCACAGATGTCGAAGCTAAAGTAACAGGAAAGTACCAAGGCTTTCAACACGATTGGAGAATCGTCTCAGTGTCTGAAAGTAAAATAGACGAAGTAATAGATTAAAACAAAAAAAATAAAGTGGTCAAATCGACCACTTTTTTTTTGCTATAAATTCTTTAATACGATAAAAACTAAATTTTTTGTTTTATTGCAGTATTTATAGTAAAAAAATATATGTCCGAAAATAAAAATTTGGTTCAAGAGGCTTTAATTCAAATGAAAAACGTCGAAGACGTTATAGCCGAAAACGCAAAAGGAATACTTGCTTCAACAATGAAGGAAGAAATCAGTCAGTTAGTAAAAGAATCTCTCAACGAGCAAGAAGATGAGGAGATTGAATTAGATGCGGAGTTTGACACTGATGAAGTGGAAGATGATGCTGATAACCTTGAGGATATGGATTCTGAAGAATCTGAAGACGAAATGGAATTCGGTGACGAAGACGAAATGGAGTTTGAAGATGACGAAGAAACTATTGACCTTACTAACGCTTCAGCAGAAGACATCTTAACAATCTTTAAACGTATGTCTGATGAGGATGGAATTATTGTTCAAAAAGACGGTGATGAAATCTCAATCAAAGACAGCGGTGATGACGTTGAGTATCTTGTTAAAATGAATGAACAAGAAGAAGACGAAGAGCTTGACGAACAATACGATGAAGAAGAAGATTATTTCGGATTTGACGGAATTGGTGAAGAAGATGAAATGATGGAGCAAGATGTTGAAGATTCTGATTTAGATGCAGTTTTAGACGCTCTTTATAACGAACAAGAAGATATGGACGAAGAAGATGAAGTAGTCTATGAAATTGTTATGGATGAAGAAGATATGGATATGTCTGAAATGGATGATATGGAAATGTCTGAAATGGATGATATGGATATGTCTGAAATGTATGAAGAAGATGAAGACAATGAAGGTTACAACCTTGAGGAAGCTAAAATGACTGTTAAACCTAAAGGCGTTGGAATGGGAAATCCTAAATTTAAATACGGTAGTTCATTACCTAAAAAAGGATTCTCTGATGACAAGAAAGAAGGACCTAAAACTATGGGTACTGGTAAAGCAAAATTTGAGTTTAAAGAGGGTCAAGGATACGATGACAAGGAAGACGAAAGAGAAGGTATGAAGCACGGTAAAATTGCTAAGAAAGACCTTAAGTCAACTAAGTCTCGTAGAGATGATGCTCACTTCGAAACTCGTAAGAAAAAAGAAGAAACTAAAGAAGCTGCTAGAACTTATGGTATGGGTTCAAAAGAAGGTAGAGGTTTAAGAAAAGGAATTACAAATAATCGTAACTACACTTACGAATCTGTAGAAACTGAAATGAACGTACTTAGAGAGAAAAACGAAGAGTATAGAAAAGCATTGAATGTTTTTAGAGAAAAACTTAATGAAGTTGCAGTTTTTAATTCAAACCTAGCTTACGCTACAAGATTGTTCACTGAACATTCTACTACCAAAAAAGAAAAAATAAATATCTTGAGAAGATTTGATTCTGTTGAATCATTAAAAGAATCAAAACAACTCTACAAGACTGTTAAAGATGAATTGAGTAAAGTTGAGGGTAAGAGTATCAACGAAAGTGTTGAAACTAAACTTAACAATCAAATGAGCTCAGGCTCTTCAACAAGTCTAATCGAATCTAAGACATACGAAAATCCACAATTCTTAAGAATTAAAGATTTGATGGCGAAGATGTAAAAATAAAAATAAACTAAAAACAAAATCCAAATACTAAAATGGGAGCATTATTAGAATCAGGTCTTGTTGGTAACATTGGTCTTAAGCACCTTAAAGTTATCAAAGAAGATACAATCAACAAATGGGACAAATTAGGGTTCCTTGAAGGTCTTAAAGGCCACCTAAAAGAGAACGTTGCTCAGTTATATGAAAACCAAGCATCATACCTCATCAACGAAGCTGCATCAACTGCTGATTCAGGTTCATTTGAAACAGTTGTTTTCCCAATCGTAAGAAGAGTTTTCTCTAAACTTTTGGCTAACGACATCGTTTCAGTACAAGCTATGAACCTTCCTATCGGTAAATTGTTCTACTTCGTACCTAACATTCAGTCTTACGAAACTGAAACATCAACATTTGGTGAACACTGGGCACCTTATGGTTCACCAAACGCGGCTGCTAACCAACAACCAAATAGTGGTTATGACTACAACGCAACTAAAGACCTTTACGATAGATTCTACGAAGGTAACGAACCAGCTCTTGACCCTCCAGGTCTTTACGACTACTCAAAAGGTAGCTTCTCGTCAATCACAGCTGGTAACGCTACTGTAGTATGGGTTGGTGACGAGTTAGTTGCTTCAGGTTATGGTTTAGATAACTATAGAAAAGTTCTTTTGGTTATGACAGGATTTGCTTCAGCAGGTGCTGGTCAATTAATCGGACCTAACGGTCAACCAATGGATACTGAAGAATTCTTATCTGACTTGACAATTAGAGGTGCTGCAGCTAACTACACAACAGCTGCTAACGTAAACAATAACTACCTATTTAGAGTTGTTACTCAAAGATATGGTAAAGGTATTGTTGAGTACGGTTCAGACGTAACTCTTGAGTTCCCTAACTCTAAAACTGATGGTGGTACATACTACAACGTATGTGACGCAGAAGGTAAAATTTACTTGGAAGTTGACCTTCAGGTTCCTGTTTGTATTTCTTGTGGAGATGCTAACTCAATCGATGGTTACACAGGTTCAACATTCTACTCTTCATTGTCAGCGGCTTCACAAGCATTCACTACAACTTACAGAATCTATAAGAATCTTGAATTTGAAGATAGAATCGGTGAAGTTTCTTTCGACCTTCAGTCAGTGACTGTATCGGTTACAGAAAGAAAATTAAGAGCACAATGGTCACCTGAAATGGCTCAAGACGTAGCGGCATTCCACAACATCGACGCTGAAGCTGAATTAACAGCTTTATTGTCTGAGCAAGTTGCGGCTGAAATCGACCGTGAAATCTTAAGAGACCTCAGAAAAGGTGCAGCTTGGAACTTACGTTGGGACTACAACGGATGGAAGAGATTAGGTTCAAGTGCAGTTCCTTATACACAAAAGGACTGGAACCAAACTCTTATCACAGCAATTAACCAAATCTCAGCTCAAATCCACAAATCTACTTTAAGAGGTGGAGCTAACTGGATTGTAGTATCTTCTGAGGTATCTGCTATCTTTGATGACTTGGAGTACTTCCACGTATCAAACGCAGCTCCTGAGCAAGACCAATACAATATGGGTATCGAAAGAGTTGGTACATTAGCTGGTAGATATCAAGTTTACCGTGACCCTTACTTCCCAGCAAACCAAGTATTGTTAGGACACAAAGGTACATCGTTACTTGACACAGGTTACATTTACGCACCGTATGTACCTCTACAATTAACACCAACAATGTATAACCCATTCAACTTCACACCAATCAAAGGTATTATGACAAGATACGCTAAGAAAATGGTGAACAACAGATTCTATGGTAGAATCACAGTTGATGGTGTTAGAACATTCGACTTGAGAGAATTGAGATAATCAAACTCAAATCTAACAGAAAGGGGACCAATGGTCCCCTTTTTTTTTTACCCTATCTTATGTGTTTTTCGTAAAGATTTAAGTAGTATTTCGGTTTCGGGTAATGTAAAGATGCCCGCATATAACGCCTTTTCACAGGCAAACTTCATCATAATGTATGCCTGCTCCTCATCTAAATTATCAATCAAATCATTTAATTGTTCATTGGTTCTGTATAAAACATTACCAAACAATTCCCCAATAGGTTCTGTATTTTCGAGATTATCTTCCATAGTGATATTTATAATAATAAGATATTTTTTATGAAATTACAAGCGGGAAGAGATTCTAATTACGAAAAAATGTTAAACGAAGATTTAGCGGTTTGGTTTGGTACTAAGAAAAAACCAAAAGGTTCTAAGCAACCTAAAGGTCCTTGGGTTAATATTTGTAGAAAAAAGGAAGGCGGAGGTCATCCACCTTGTGGTAGACCTGATGCTGACCCTAAAGGATATCCAAAATGTCGTGCGGCGGGAGTAGCGTCTAAAATGACAGATGCACAGAAAAAAGCTGCTTGTGCACAAAAAAGACGTGCAGAAAAAAAGGACCCAAAAGTTGGTAAAGGTAATAAACCAACTATGGTGTCCTATAAGACTAAAAAAAATGAAAGTCTTAGAAATACTATTTTAAATGTTCTTAAGGAGTCTTTAAAGAATCGACAGGGTTAAGAATACTATCATTACTTTCTTTAAAGGAATCTTTGACTTGTGGGACAACTTGTGGAATAACTTTAGGTGTTTGTTTTTGAATTTTGACAGTATTATTACTATCATTTTTTAATGGTTTTTTAGGTTCATCATCCAAAACATAAGGTTTTTCCTCAATAGTTTTAGTGATAGGTTTTCTACCACCTTTACCAAAATAAAGTAATACGTTATACGTAAGTAGAATAACTATTAATGAGATAAATAGATATCCAATCAAACCATATACAAATAAACTTTTAAACTGTTTCATTTTATATTCTTATAAATTGTTTGGAGTGAATGACGAATATTTGCAGTTATCTCCTTTTCAAATTCCTCTCTACGGCTTTCAACTTCATTATCAAACAATGAAGTTAACTGATTCCAAGATTTGTCTTCTAAAAATACTACGTAAGAGTATACGTGATTTATTACTTTGATACTTCGACCTTCTAAAATTACAAAGATACCTGAGGCATCGTTTTTAATATATCTTTTAGACGATATTGGGGTTAGTAATAACAAACTTTCAGGTTTTGCTATTAGTCTTTTACAAATATTAATAGCATCTCTCTCATATTCAGATTTCTCTTGTGGTGGTGTAGAAACCCGAATTGCTTTAATCGCGCTCTTTTGAATGAAACGTTTTAGTTTGTGTAGTAATGTACTCATAGTCTCGTTTATTGACTACAAATATAATGAAAGTTTTTGAATAAAAAAATTAACAGTAGGTTCCTGAACATCTTTTTTTACCGTCAAGTCCAGGTTGTTTTCCCTTACAGACTTGAACCGCGTATCCATTAGCGTATGCTGAAGGGTAAACATCAAATTTTGATTTAGCGGCTGCTTTACCACGAGCACATAACTTAGTTCCTGTTTTTTTACGACCTTCATTAACATATTCATCATATTCCATATCTTCACCCTCACCATTAATTTCATTCATCATAAAATCAAAAACTTGGTCTAAGTTGTTTTTGGATTCTGTTATATGGTCATCAGCCCAATCGTGCCCGTTGTTAAGAATATCTGTGATAGTGTCTTCGTCTAACTCTAAAAGAAGTTCACATTGTCTTTTCATTTGTTCTAAATTAGAAAAGAACATATATCTGTTACTTCTCATATCCTTATCCTCACCTAAAACTTTTTTTATTAGGTTGGTTAGTTCTGTTTCGGAAAGTCTTACTGTTTTCATTTTTTGTTTACTATTTGGAATTGTAATGTGTCTTTATAAATATCTTTCTCCCCACTTGTGTTCACCCTTATATCAACAAAATATTCATTTGGTATTTTGTCTCTCATATCAAATATGAAATAATATTCATTAGGGGTTCTATTCACAGGGGTCCAATCTTGGACAACAACTTCAGTCGTTCCTTCTTTAACATAAACTCTATAGTAAACGTCGATATCCATCAACAATGTTTGAGAAGTCCATAATTTTTTGGCGACCACACCAATTTTTCTAATTTCAGTGTTAAGTATTTTTTCATTTTGTAAAATACCATAATAACTAAAACCAAATTTTTCAGGTTCTTTAGAAATGGTACCAATTTGTATTCCTGATGTATACGGTCTTAACACAAACTCGTTAGTTATGTTTGGAATTGGTTGTCCATTAATTGTTAAATTAGACCACACATCGTAGAACATACAAGGTGTTGTATAAGCTGAAAAGGCGTTAGGAACTGTAACCTCATAAATACCCTTTGTAATTAAACAGGTTGATAATCCTGTAACAACTAAGTCTCCTGCAGAGTCCTCAATAGATACTGTTGGTAAATTATCTAAGTTTACAAAATCACCATTTTGATAAACGTATAGGTATAACTTGTTTGTCTGATTTTGTAAGAATAAATTTCTATCATCTTTAATCAAATCATTATAAGTTGTTTGAAGATATGGTTGATAGAATGTTTGGGTATATTTTGAAAAGAATGCGACGCTATAACTCTCAGTTAAACCTGTAATGTTCTCAATGTCAGGAACATAAGCAATACCCCATCCTGTAACACCAGTCAACGTACCATTTAAAATACCGTTGATTTCATTAGTCATATCAAAACTAGCATCCTCATTACCCAATTCAAAGTGTTGTATATCAACGATTGTTAACGCAGAGTAGTTACACCCCGTCAGAGTAGTTAAAGTGTTTCTATTGTCATATAAACCAGGTACTGACCAATTGTTAATAGTACTTCTTTGGTACCAGTTTGTTGGTCTTGTCGAAAAGGCAGCATTATTGTTTTGTTGAATAACAGATAATTGACCACTTACACCATTTTTAGTAAGTGCATAATCATTATAATCAAATCCCACACCTTCATCCCATACTTGAGGTTCACCAGTGTTTCCCGAGAATTTTGGTATTCTAAAAAGAATTAAATCGAATGATGTTGCTCTTTTTCTACCATTTGTCATATTGGTGTTAATCAAATCATCTTCGAATGATGAGGTGTTAACCATATTAAGAATGTGAGTCATACCTGTGGTACATCCCGTAGATATAACACCTGAGGCAATTTGTTCTTCAAGATAAGTTAAATCAAGGTCAAACAAAAAACGTGTAAACCCAAAGTTAGGTACAATTAAATCCGATGCACCAAAGTTTAATTCAGCAACTGGGTTACGAGCAGTATTGGTATAAAGATTTGATATTATAGTATCGTTCTTTGAGAAATATGACCTTAAGATAGACATTTAAATAAGTATTTTATTATAAATATCAATTCAGTCGAATATTCTGGTTAAGAACTTTAGATGGGGCTTCATTATTTGCTGTAAGGACTGCATCAACAGTAGAACCGTCTTCAGTAACGACACAAGGTGGTTCACCAGGATACGCGTGAGTGTGTGATATTAAGAATCTAACAATTTGGTTCATAAACTCTAATAACTCTTCACCCCTAACTAAACTTGAGGTATTTGGGTCCACCTCGGTTACGAACTTAGTTTCATCAATACCATAAAGACTATTGTCAAAATTGATTTTCTTTTTACCTGGTATTTGGGATGTTTGTGATAATAAGTAAATTTTGTTTCCACCTAATGCTGCGAATGTCGATGGTAAACCTGTAGTTTTAAACCCTTCAACAACATTCTTGATTAATTTAATCGGAATACCAACTTTTGATTGTTCATATATCAAACCATAACCACCAACTGAATTATTTTGGTTTAGTTTAATTTTTTGGTATATGGAAGATAAAGTTTTTTGAGTCTGA